CGGCCAACTCCGTCAGAAACCGACATCCGCTCAAACCGCTTTCGCGGCCCGTTGTGTTCGACGCTGCGTATAAACTCGATGACCATTTCGGCTCCAAAAGAGGGGAGGTTTTACCCTCCCCTCTCATCACTCAGGATTACGCCCCGGAGGAGGCGATGGTGAAGTTGCCGGTAACGAAGGCTTCCGGCCGGTAAACGGTCAGGCCGATACGCTCTTCGCACAAAATCGTCACCATGTTCTTGATGAAGTTGTCACGGTCTTCGGAGCTGATCGTGATGTTCGCATCTTCGCGGTCCCAACCCTGGGCGCCCATGCGGAACGCGCCGGTAAGGAACTCGCCGGAGTCGAGGCTTTGCGTCGCGACGACCGGCAGACCCCAGAGTACCGGGCCAGCAAGGCCAATGGGATTAGCGAACACGTAGCGGCCCACGGTGTCCTTGGTCAACTCGATGGTTGCCCAGTCGATGGGATTGAGGACGATGCCATCGGCGGTGTACTCGGCAAGCTGGACTTGCAGCATGGCGATGCGCAGCCGGTCGATGATGGTATCGTTGGTGACGTTCACGCCGGGGTTGGCGTAGGCGGTCGCCTGGGTCACGATGCCGTTGATGTTCAGACCGACGCCGGAACCCTTGAGCAACTGGGCCTCTTCCTTGAGTTTGAGCCCGTAGCGCAGACGCCCGTCGATGTAGCTCTGGAGCATCCCGGCATCGGAAAGAACCTGCTTCGAGGCGTGAATCCAGTGGGCGATGGTCGCCACGGGCGCCGAGAGCAGGTCAAACACCAGGTCGGATTCAGGCTTGCCCGCAGATGGGTTTTCCGAAACGACGTTGGCGCTGTTGGTGTAGCCGGTTTCCTGGACATACTCGATGCTGTTGGAACCGGTGCGGCCCCAGCTGAGAAGATCGCGGATGAACAGGCGCTGTTCGGGGGGCGCCATTACGCCGGGAACGCGGGTCGGCTGGATGAGATCGCCACCGGACGAGGTGCTTTCGGTGATCGCCGCCTGGACGGGAACCGAGAAAGACCCCTTGCCGCGAGCCAGGCGGGAGGCGTTGGCCTGGAACTCTTCCGAGTCGACGACACGACGCCCCAAGCTCATGGGCGCAGCGCCGTGGGCATGGCGGTCATCGTCGACAAGCATCTGCTCGGCGGCGGTCAGACGGGCATTCAGTTCGCCCTGCTTGGTCAGCAGTTCGTCGACCTTGGCTTTGGTTTCTCCGCTGAGTTGCTGGTGAAGGTCGATTTCCTTCTTGCTCTGCTCGGCAAATGCCTTGAGATCGTCGCCGACTTTCTTCAGGTCGCCCTGGACTTTCTTGTACTCGTTTTCGATTACTGCGAGGTCAGGCATTTTTGATCTCCTTATCGTTGGGATAGAACGTGCAAAAAACTCGTTTCCAATACTTCCGTTTTCCCAGGCTCGCCAGCGCTCGGCGTGACGTTTTGTGCGGCAGCGCGCGGCGTGCCGGCCTGATCTTTTATCTCGCCAAGCAACCGTCGGCGCTCGGAGCGAGGCATGCCGGACTTGGCGAGGATGGTTTCAATTTTGTTCAGCGCGGCGCGGCGTTCGGAACCTTCGCTGTCTTGGTCAAGCTCGTCAGCCGGGAGGAACGCATCGGCAAACCCTTTTGCGATTGCGTCTTTCCCGGCAAGCCAACTTTCGTTGTCGAGCATGTCGGCCAGGTCAGAAGCGTCAATCCCTGTGCGCGCCTGGTAGATGGAAACCATGGCGCCATCGAACTGCTCCAATTCATCCGAGGCCTTGCGCAGATCGTTACGATTGCCGATGACCGCAGCCCAGGTATTATGGATCATCAGGAATCCGGCGCGGGCCACTTCCACTCGATCACCAGCCATGGCGATGATGGACGCAGCGCTTGCCGCCATGCCAACCACTTTAACCGTCACTTCGCCTTTATGAGCGCGGAGAAGATTGTATATGGCGAATCCTTCGAAAACGTCGCCGCCGGGGGAGTTGATAAATACGGTCACGGGCTTGTCAGCGCCAATCCGGCGAAGGACAGCGGACACGATGGTTGCCGTCATCCCCTCGCCCAAGTAGTCGCCGATGACGTCGTAAATTCCGATGGTCGCTTCCGAATCCGCAGCAGCTTTCACTCCCGGATTCCACAACTCCATCGCGCGCGGCGAAAGGTCAGGCGATAGTTTCGCCATGGGTCGCGAAGTCGGCGCGTCAGGCATCGTTTTTTTACTCATCTTTCTGCTCCAATCCTTTAAGCCACGAGGCCAGCGCGGCCCTGGCGGTATCTCCATCCCTTTGCACGCCCAACGAGTCAAGCGGCGCCATGGCAGTCTGAACCGTCAGCACGGAAGCATTGCCGCCCATGATGTCGCGGTTTTCCAATTGCCGAACTTCGTCGCGGGTGAGGATCCCGTTGTTTACCATGACGCTATAGAACTGGGCGCGCGCTTGCGAGTCGGCACGCAGCAGCCCTTCGATGGAATATTCGGCATAGTATTTCGTTCTCTCAACCGGGCTGAGCAGGTGCATGTTGATCGCCTGTTCAACTCGGGTAAGCCATGGGCGCAGGGTGAATGTCAAAAACCCGATGAGCTTTTGCTCCAGACCGGTTCCCCAGTTGCTGTCCTTGTTGCCATGGCCTATCATCGACGGGTCGACTCGGAACCAGCAGCAGACCTCCTCTTTGGAGTAGGCCCGGCTTTCGAGCAACTGTGCATCGTTGGGATTGATCCCGATGGTCATGGCGTCCATGCCGCCCTCAAGCAGCGGCGACTTTCCGGCATTCAATGCCCCGGTGATCGCTGCAAGGTTGGCGCGGAACTCGTCTCGCTGTTCCTTCTTTAATGTTTGCTGCATCTTGAAAGCAACGGTCGGCATCAGTCCGCGCTCGAATGTTCCGTTCGCCGCTTCATTCGCGGCCAGGGCAGATCCGAAAACCCCAGCGCCGTACTGGATCGCGGAAAGGCCATATTTCCCATCCAAAGAAAAAGCCGGGATGTGGATAAGGTTCTCTGGGTAGATCCTTCGCCGCAAACCGTGAGACTCGGTGTACCAAGTTTCCTGGGTTCCGGTCGATCCGACGCTATGGCTGATCCTTCCCGGGACCAAAAAATGAAGAGCGACGACCTTCCCGCCCGACTTTTTCGCTTCGATGAAAGCATTCCCGCGAAGTAGCATCGACGCGACGACCGACTCCCAAAATGTCGTTGCTGTGCTTTTTGCGTTCGGGTAGTGAAGCAGTGACCATACCGGGTGGCTGTTCGCCAACTTTCGGCCTCCGGTAGGTGTGCGCTCGTAGAGATGCAAGGGCAACGTGGCAATCGTCTCGGCGACGAGCCTGGTGCAAGCCCATGCAGCCGATAACGACATTACAGTATTCTCGTTGACCGTCTGACCGGCGGATGACTGGCTTGACAACCACTGATTCCAAAATGTGGCGTCGGTAAGCGCGAGGGGCACGCCCAACCAATCTAGGATTGCGGCTTTCGCTCGATCAAACAATTATCGGCTCCATGAGAAATGGTGTCAGGTCAACGAGTTCTTCGGCTTCCGCTCCACCCAATGCCATGGCAAGAGATACAAGTCCGTCGATGCGTCCGGTGGCCTTTTGCTTGTCCAACTTGCGATTTCCGGACGGATCTTTTACGGCTACGGCGTTGGCAGCGCACATGGCGAGTACTGGATGATTGCCGTGGCATATTCGCGCATTGAGCAATAGTGCCTCCAGGCTTTCCAGCGCCGGGGACATATCTTTGAATCCCTGGCCAAACTCGACAAGCGGGAGCATCGCCCCAGCCCGCTCGACTGCTTTCTTGAGAACGTCGATGCGCCATCGGTCAAATGCGATTGAGTCAACGTCAACGTCGGCGAGGATGTCGCCGATATCTGAGACAACCCAGTCATAATCGACCGTGGCACCCGGGGATGTGCGAATCAGCCCTTGCCGCACCCAAACGTCATAAGGTGATCGGTCGCGCTTTGCCCGATCTACCAAGCCGATTTCCGGCGTCCAGAAGAACGGATGAACATGGGTTTTTCCGTCCGG